AAAATAGGAAAAGAAGAACCCATGAATCCATGTGGGAGGTATCAAGAACACCTGATGGCACTCCACCACACACTATAGCCCAAATCTCATTCGCCATACGAGTTATGCGTTGACACATCTCCTGGGCAAGTAGCCTGGTGACTTCTACCATCTTGGGGTAAAGCGGATGCTTGTCATCATAATATAAAATTCCAGAGGAAAAATACATATTAACAAGCACATCGTTAATGGATTGATCAATCTTAGTCAGGTCCGCTTCATTCAATTGTTTGGCATTAGGATCCATCCACAATCCAAGCATTTTAGCAATTTTATCCATTCCACCACGCGTCCACGAACGGCCGATAGCTATAGATCCACCTAATTCTTCAATTCTGCGAATAGTCACCAATCGCTCAAGGATAATAAGTTTTAGATCCGGTATCACAAACGTACGTACTTTATTAAGAAAAGCAGACCACTCTTCATCATTTTTTTGTTTGGTGGTATGGAAATACAATTCTGATTTAAATGTTTGCGTGAAAGTAAAATCAGGACGATCACCCCTCGACAAAAAATCAGTGACAGCTTTCATAGCAGGAACCATGTTTTCATATTTTTTTCCACTAGGGTCAATCTGAAACAATGACCCCTGAAATTTTTTACTTCGCGCTTCGCCATTAATTCCTGCCGATGCTCCCATGTACATGTCTTTCAACGCTTCAGTGAACTCAAAATGCGGGGAATGGCGTCGAAAGGAATCCTTGGATTGCAGATAATGATGGACAAAGTCAAGGGCAAGAGGAAACAGAGGAAGAAGTGCCTTGGCCTGCGGTAATAAACCCCGGACTTGCCGAGAGTAGGATAATGTAGCTTTAATCAACTTCTCACCATCCACTCGCGCTGTAGCAGACACCACTGTGGGTCGTCCGTTTTCAGATTTAGTAATAGAAAACATAGGCGATGCGGCTCGTAATGCTAACTTTCGCAGCGAGGGAAACTCGCGTTCATGAAACAAGGCCATAATATCATCAGCAGTATAGTAACCATAACCTCTACCCTGATCGTCTTTTAAAGTATTAAAATACATAATGTCAGACTGGATCAAGAGTCGTATCGTGTCGGGACTAGGGGACGGTAGCAAGTCAGGTTCTGGCCATCCACGCTTCTCATAAGGGGCTCGAGTAACCCTCATATTCTGGC